ACTGCCTGCACGTAGTCGAGCCACTCGTTGTCCCTCGCGCGGGCCTCTTCGAGGATGCGCTGCTTGTTGGCTCGGTCGGCAGCGATGCGGACGTAGTCTTCGCGTAACTCAACCAGTCGTGCCAGTGAGGCGGGCTTGATTGACTTGTGGATGGCGTAGCGGTTGGTCTTGGACATGGGGGCTCCTTACTTGATGATGATCGCGATGCAGGTGCACACGAGGAGGAAGAACAGGCAAGCGCCAGCGGAGATGTGTTTCATGGGTTACTCCTTTCAGTGGTTGTCGTACAGGGCGATCTGGGTTTCGCCGCGCCACAGTTCTACGCGGCGATAGGCTGCGGTCAGGGCGTTGAACAGGGTGTAGGCGTCGTACTCGGTTCGGGCGAAGAACTCCTGATCGAGACCGGCGTTGTGGATGCGAAGGGTGAAGGGGAGGGATTTCATGGTTGGAACTCCTAGGTTGGACAGGAAAAGAAACAGCGGCCCGGGCTCCCCCGTGCGCCGCCGCGAAAAAACTCGCGGACAAGTTGTCCGCAAGACGTTGCCAGGAACTAGGCGAGCTTGGCCTTGAAGCTGCGCTTCTGACCCGCCGTGAGCTTGGCGTACGCAGCCAGCAACTTCTCCACGGGATCGGCTGCGCGGGCTGCGTTGATCTTGGGCAGCTTGGCAGGCAAGTCCGACTTGGGGAAGCAAACTTGCAGCACGCGGTTCATGGCCTTCTCCGCCGCGCTGTCACGCGGCAGGGTGTCGCCACGCTGGCCCTGCACGATCGCCACCCCGTACTTCTTGCTGGCCCACTCCATAGCAAGTGGCCGAGCGGTGGCCCTGTCCCCAACCCCGAGAGCGAGCAACTGCTCGGCGAAACTGGCGGACGATTTGTCCGCCGCAGCGAACACCGCGAACACGGCGGCTTTATTGAAAGTAGACATGAGTTGAATCTCCAAAAGAAAAGCCCAGCGAACTGGCCGGGCGACAGATCGGTGCAGACCCCTGAACCGATGCCTCTATTGTAGCACTGAGACGTTTTGGAGAACCCTTTACAGCCAGTTGCAGACCCCACCATGGGGTGGGCCCCCGTATATGAGCGGGGCGTGGCGACGTGACATGAACACTGTTCCGCATCGACACCCAATACTTTGTAATCCTTTTGTACAACAGCCTGGCAGTAACACTTTTGGGGAGGGGTGGTAAATCCAGAATTTGGCCCCCACGCCAAAATTTTTCAAAAAATCCAGAAAACCTGTGTCAAACGCCAGACACAAAAAAGCCCCCGGCTGTTACACCGGGGGCGAAGCAATGGAGATAGCAATGACAACCGCTTGCGCAGCCGTCGGGAAGCAGTGTACATTTCGGGCAACGAGGTTACAAGGCCCTGCGCCTACCTACGCAAAATGCTGGAACACTTGGTGCACTTTAATCCGGAAGTATCACCGCCCGGGCCCATGACAGCGCTGGATGACGCCAGCGTGCAGGATTTGCTGTCGGCCAAGATCGCCACGTCCGACTGGCTGGAAGAAATTGGCGCGCCTCCGGACGAAGAGGTGGACGCCCAGATCGAGAAGGCCCACGCCCGAAAAGCGTTTGGGGCCCTGACCACCCAGACGGACACGCTGGAGCAAAAGGCGGCCATCGCCACCTTGAAGACGCCCGAGGCCGTGCGCCACATCACGGGCATGCTCACTGCCTACGACTGGGAGTTCATCGAGCAGGCCAAGGAGCTTCGCGGCTACACGGTGGCCAAGATCGTTGAGGAAACGACCAACACCAACCCCAACATCCGCTTGAAAGCGCTCCAACTGCTGGGCAAGGTCACCGAAGTGGGCCTGTTCACCGAGCAAATTCAGGTCAAAACGGCCCCCGCCAGCGACGCCGAACTCGATGCGCGCATCAAGGAGAAGCTGGGCAAGTTCATGGGTGTGATCGACGTGGTCGATGTGTATACGGAACCCGAAAAATTAGACACGTCGGGCGAATCTGGCGCAGAAATCGACGAAAACGTGACGGATATAGGTGAAAACCCTGACCAGCCTGACCAAACTGGAGCTTGAAGCACTCCAAAAGGCTCTCCCGCACATGAGTGCGGCGGAGAAGGCCGAGCTTCTTCAGGACTTGGAGGAGCGCGAGAAGCGCGCACGCCTTGCGGCGGCCCAAGACAACATGCTGGGCTTTGCCACGTCGGTGTATCCGGGCTTCAAGATCGGGCCGCACCACAAGAAGCTGGCCAAAATCTTCACGGATGTGATCGAGGGCAAGAAAAAGCGCGTGATCATCAACATCGCGCCGCGTATGGGCAAGTCCGAGTTCTCCTCCTACTTGTTCCCAGCGTATTTCCTCGGCAAGTACCCCCAAAAGAAGATCATCATGGGCACGCACACGGCGGGCCTGTCCGAGGACTTCGGTCGGCGCATCAGGAACCTACTGGACACGGAGGAGTACCGTGAAATTTTTCCTGCAACGGTGGTGGCGGAGGATCAAAAGGCCGCCGGTAAGTGGTCTACATCTGTGGGGGGCCAGTACTATGCGGCAGGTGTCGGTGGTGCTCTTGCTGGTCGTGGCGCTGACCTATTTGTCATTGACGATCCTCATTCTGAGCAGGATGTAAAAACCAACAGCCGCCTTGCGTTCGACACCGCGTGGTCGTGGTTCCAGACAGGCCCCTTGCAGCGCCTGATGCCGGGGGGCGCGATCATAATCATCATGACGCGCTGGTCGCTCCTTGACCTCACAGGCAAGCTGATCGACTACCAGATCAAGAACCCCGAGAGCATCCCGTGGGAGATCGTCGAACTGCCTGCGATCCTCAACGAAGGCACCGAGAACGAGAAGAGCCTGTGGCCCGAGCAGTGGCCGCTCTCCTCACTCAAGGCAACCAAGGCCAGTTTGGACCCCAAGTACTGGAACGCCCAGTACATGCAGCAGCCCACGAGCGACAACAGTGCGATCGTCAGCAGGAAGCACTGGCGCATCTGGGAGGGCGAGGACCCGCCGCCGTGCGAGTACGTGATCCAGTCGTGGGACACGGCCTTCGAGACCAAGAACAACTCCGACTACAGCGCCTGTACAACGTGGGGCGTCTGGTACAACGAGGAAGAGGGCAACAGCCCGCAGGTAATCCTTTTGGATGCTTTCAAGGCGCGCATGGCGTTCCCGGAGTTGAAGGAAACGGCGCACAAGCACTACAAGGAATGGGACCCCGACGCGTTCATCGTGGAGAAGAAGGCCGCTGGCGCGCCGCTGATCCAAGAGCTTCGGGCGATGGGCATCCCGGTGCAGGAGTTTTCACCGAGCCGGGGAAATGACAAAATGGTGCGGCTTAATGCAGTCGCAGACCTCTTCACGTCTGGGAAAGTGTGGGCACCGGACACGCGCTGGGCGCGTGAAGTGATTGAGGAAGTGGCGTCTTTTCCTGTTGGCGAGCACGACGACTTTGTGGACACGACAACGCAGGCCCTGCTGCGTTACCGCCAAGGCGGGTTCATCAGTCTGGATACCGACGAGCAGGAAGACCGCTTTTTCCAGCGGCGACGCGCGGCTTATTACTAAGGACACAAGATGGCTACCAACATCGACAAGGCACTGTTTCAATCCCCCGTTGGCATAGCCGACGATGCCGAAGGCATCGAGCCGATTGAAATCGAGATCGTGGACCCGGAGGCAGTGCACATCGAGGCGGGCGATCTGGAGATCGACATCGAGAAAAAAGAGCCCTCCGTCGAAGACTTCGACGCCAACCTTGCCGAGTTCCTAGACGAAGGCGCGATCCAGACGATGGCCAGTGATCTGGCCAGTGACATCGACAACGACAAGAACTCACGCAAGGAGTGGGAGAAGGCGTACGTCACGGGGTTGAAACTACTGGGGCTGCAAATCGAGGAGCGCACGGAGCCGTGGGACGGCGCGTCGGGCGTGTTCCATCCGATGCTCACCGAGGCGGTGGTGAAGTTCCAGAGTGAAACGATTACTGAAACGTTCCCTGCGCAGGGGCCGGTCAAGACCAAGATCGTGGGCAAGCAGACCCCGGCCAAGCAAGAAGTGGCAGTGCGCGTCCAAGAGGACATGAACTACCAGTTGACCGAGAAGATGCAGGAGTTCCGCCCGGAGCACGAGCGGATGCTGTGGTCGCTGCCTGCCACCGGCAGCGCGTTCAAGAAGGTGTATTTTGATCCGAACCTTGGCCGTCAGGTGTCGATGTTCATCCCGGCAGAGGACATCCTGCTGCCATACGGCACGTCGGACATCATGACGTGCTACCGCGTATCGCATGTGATGCGCAAGACCGAGAACGACATCAAGAAGCTGCAAGCGGCAGGCTTCTATCGCGACTGCGACATCGGCACGCCCGACAAGCACATCGACGCGATCAACCAAGCCAAGGACAAAGAAACGGGGTTCGCGGACCTCAACGACGATCGGTTCACGCTGATCGAGTCGCACGTAGACCTGTGCCTGAAGGAAGACCCGCTGTGCATCCGCGATGAAGACGGCGAGCCCGCAGGCATCGCGCTGCCGTACGTGGTGACGTTCATCCGTGGCACGAACACTGTGCTGGCGATTCGTCGCAACTGGAAGGAAGATGACGAGCTTCACCTCAAGCGCCAGCACTTCGTCCACTACCAGTACATCCCCGGCTTCGGTGCCTACGGCTTTGGCCTGTTCCATCTGATCGGTGGTTTCGCGAACAGCGCGACCAGCCTCATGCGTCAACTCATTGACGCGGGCACGCTTTCCAACCTCCCGGGCGGGTTGAAGAGTCGTGGTTTGCGGATCAAGGGCGACGACACCCCGATCGCGCCCGGCGAATTTAGGGATGTCGATATTGGCTCTGGCGCGCTGCGCGACAACATCCTCCCGCTGCCGTACAAGGAGCCCAGCGCCACGCTGTATAACCTGCTGAACACGGTGGTCGAGGAAGGTCGCCGCTTCGCAGCCACGGCAGACGTGAAGGTGGCGGACATGTCCGCGCAGGCACCGGTGGGCACGACGCTGGCCCTGCTGGAGCGACAACTCAAAGTCCTCACCGCCGTCCAAGCACGCGTCCACTACGCGCTCAAGCAAGAGCTTCAGCTTCTCAAAGGCATCATCCGTGACTACACGGACGACGAGTACAGCTACGAGCCCGACGCGGACAAGGACGAGGGCGACATGCGCCGCGTCAAGAAGTCGGACTACGACCTCGTCGAGGTGATCCCGGTCTCGGACCCCAACGCGGCAACCATGAGCCAGCGGTTGGTGCAGTACCAAGCCGTCATCCAGCTTTCCCAGACTGCGCCGGACATCTACAACCTGCCGCAGCTTCACCGGGGGATGCTGGAGGTGTTGGGCATCAAGAACGCCGACAAGCTCGTGCCGCTGCCCGAGGACCAGAAACCGAAGGACCCGGTCACCGAGAACATGAACGTGCTCAAGGGCGAGCCGCTCAAGGCGTTCCAGTATCAGGACCACGAGTCGCACATCCGGGTGCACATGTCGGCCATGCAGGACCCGATCGTGATGCAGTTGATCGGCCAGAATCCACGCGCTGGGCAGATTCAAGCAGCCATGATGGCGCACATCGCCGAGCACGTGGGCTTTGGCTATCGCCAGAAGATCGAGCAGCAGTTGGGCATGCCCCTGCCGCCGCAAGACGAGAAGCTGCCTCCGCAGATGGAGTTGGCCCTCTCGCAGATGATGGCGCAGGCCGCGCAGCAGGTCCTCCAGCAGAACCAAGCAGCAGCCGCCCAGCAGCAAGCACAGCAGCAGGCGCAGGACCCGGTCTTGCAGATGCAGCAGCAAGAACTTCAAATCCGCGCCCAAGAAGTGGCGATCAAGGACAAGAAGGTCGCAGCAGATGCCGCCGCCAAGGCAGACGAATTGGCGCTCAAGGAAAAGCAACTCCAGATCGACGCAGCCTTCAAGGCTGACAAGCTCGAAGCCGACCAAGAACGAGACGGTGTCCGCATGGGCATCGACATCGCCAAGAGCAAGGCGCAAGCCGCGCAAGCCCGTGCGAAAGCACAACAACCCGGAGGTAGACGCAACCAATGATCCAAGACTTCGCACGCGTACTGCGCGAGAAGATACGCACCGACATGAACAACTACGCCGATGACTTGGCGGGGGGTTCGTGCCGCTCTTTTGACGAGTACCAAAAACTCTGCGGTGTGATTCAAGGTCTCGCCGTCGCAGAGCGCCATTTACTTGACCTTGCAGAGAAAGTTGAGCAATCCGATGAGTGAATCAGGTCTGATCCTGCCCCCGGGCATTTCGCTGCCCCAAGCCATCCAACCCCAAGACACGCAAAACGAAGCTGCTCCCGCCGAGGAGAAAGCCAAGTCGCTGCCCGAGCCCACGGGTTGGAAAATTCTGTGCGTTGTGCCGGACGTTTCTCAGACGTTTGAGAACTCCGAGATCATCAAAGCCGACCAGTTCATGAAGCAAGAGGAGCACGCGACGACGGTGCTGTTCGTGCTCAAGGTAGGCCCCGACGCATACAAAGACACTGCCAAGTTTCCTTCCGGCGCATGGTGCAAGGAAGGCGACTTCGTTCTCGTTCGGACTTATTCCGGTACGAGGTTCAAGATTTTCGGCAAGGAATTCAGGCTCCTGAACGACGACCAAGTCGATGCCGTTGTAGAAGACCCGCGCGGCCTGACGCGCGCCTGAAGGAGTAGAAATGTCCGGATACAAATTCCCTGACGAGCAAGAAGCCGACGACAAGAACATCGTCGCCGCTGGCGACGACAACGGGGAGGAGCGCAACGAGGTCAAGGTTGAAGTCAGCGCCGATGGCGATGACGTTGAAATCGAGATCGTTGATGACACCCCTCCCCAAGACCGTGGGCGCAAGCCGCTGGAGCGTGAGGTCAACGACCCCACCGAGGAAGAAATCGACGGCTACTCCGAGGGCGTGAAAAAGCGCATCAAGGAACTGACGCACGCGCGGCATGACGAGCGCCGCGCCAAGGAAGCGCTGCTGCGGGAGAAACAGGAGCTTGAACGCATCGCCCAGTTGATGGTCGAGGAAAACAAGAAACTAAAGCAGTACGTGCAGACTGGCACCGAGCAATACGTTGCTTCGCAGGTGCAGGTGGCCGAGAACGAAGTCGATAAAGCCAAGGCTGCCCTCAAGGCGGCCACGGAATCGTTTGACACGGAAGCCATCATCGCGGCCCAAGAGGCGCTGATGGAAGCCAAGTTCAAGGTGCAGAGCGCAAAATCTTTTAAGCCTGCCCCTTTACAAGAAGAAACCGTTGAGGTAAAAACTCCTCAAAATTCGGACCCGGCTCCCGAACTGGACCAAAAGACCCTGAACTGGCAGGCAAAAAACCAGTGGTTCGGTGCTCCGGGATACGAGGAATTAACCAGCTTCGCACTGGGGCTGCACCAAAAACTAGTGACATCGGGGGTTGACCCCCGCTCGGATGAGTACTTCGAGAGAATCGACTCTCGCATAAAGGATAAGTTTCCCGAAGTTTTCGGGGAGCCTAAGTCCCAGCCGAAATCCGGCGATGGCTCCAGAAAGCCTACGACGGTTGTTGCCCCGGCGAGTCGCTCGACGGGTGCAAAGAAAATCCAACTGACTCCGACCCAGATCGCTCTGGCAAAGAAATTTGGACTGACCCCGCAGCAATACGCTGCTCAAGTAGCAAAACTGGAGAAATCGAATGGCTGAAGTGAATGCCCGGACCCCTCGCGACCTCGCGTCGCGCGAAAAATCTGCACGCGCGGTCTATCAACCGCCAAGTGCACTGCCCGATCCGACCCCCGAGCCGGGGTACGTGTACCGCTGGATTGCGACGCACGTCCTTGGTGAGGCCCAGAACGTCAACGTGTCCAACAAGATGCGTGAAGGCTGGGAGCCGGTGAAGGCCGTGGATCATCCGGAACTGATGCTGGAAGGCAATGCGAAGACCGGGAACGTCGAAAT